TCAGTTGGCGCGGCGCAGGTAGGTGGCGAAGCGGGGAGTGCCTTTGGCGGTGAAACCGCGGTATTTGTAGGTGATGCGGCTGCCGATTGGCGGCGGGTTGCGGCGGTCGGCGTCTTTGAAACCGGAGCCGATGCGGAATTCGCCGGTTTCGTTGCGGCAGGACACGGCGCCGAGCAGGCCGGCGTTGCGGCCTTTGCCTTCGTGGTGGGCGGTAACGGTGCATTCCGCGTCGTGTGCGCTTTTGAGCTTGAGCAGGTTGTCGCTGCGGCCGCCTTGGTAGGGGATATTGGGGTTACGCAGCATCACGCCTTCGCCGCCTTGGGCTTCGATTTGGCGCAGGAATTGTTGGGCATGGGCGGCATCGCGCACGGGGGTTTGCGGGATGACGGTGATTTTGGCCTGTGGGTGGGCGGCGAGGTGGCGCTGCACGAGGGCGAGGCGCTGATACAGGTTGCCCGGGGCTTGCGGCGCATCGAAAACGTGCAGCTTGATGCCGCTCCAATCGCCGTTGGCGCTGCGGACGGCGGCGGAAATCTGCTCGAATGCGCCGCGCCGGCTGTAGAGCTCGCCGTCGAGCGGGTAGGGCGGGAAATCGCGGGTGAAACCGGCAGGCGGGGAGAAGGGGTGGCCTTGGCGGCTGATGAGTTTGTGCCCGTCCCAATAGGCGCGTACGCCGTCGAGTTTTTCGCTCATCGCCCAGCCGGCAATGTTCTGGCCGCTGTATTCTTTGGCCAGGATAAGGTTGGGCGCGGCGTGCAGGGCAGGGGCGAGCAGGAGGGTGGCGAGAACGGGGAAGAATGGTTTCATAGCAGATTTTGTTTGGACGGGGTGGTGGAGGCTACCTGAAAGCCATTGGTTTGGGTAGGCAGAAAGCGGTTTTACGGTTTTCAGGTAGCCTGAAGGGAGTATGCGGCAGAAAATGCCTACTGCCTTGCGTGGCCGGAGCGGGGTTTTCAGGGTGCAGGCTGCTTTTGGGCGGCCTGCTGCCATGCGGTTATCTGCTCGATAAAACCTTGTTTTTCGGCTTCGTCAGCAAAAATGCTGTGTGGCAGAACGATAAACGCGCTGCCGAAAATCAAGAGAATATCGCCCTTTACGGTTTGCACGCTGTCTAAAGTTGTCCAGCCGAACCATGATTCGTGTTGTTGCGGATAAATTTGGCGGCAGCCTGCGCTGTCGGCGGTGAAGCGGCTTTCGTGCAGCAGGTAGCTGTGGCGGTAGATATATTTCAGGATTCGGCGGTTGAATATGCTGCTGATGACGTAGATCAGGAGAAAGCCGACTGCGACGATATTCGCCGCTGTTGTGTTGGCATGTATGATAGAGCCGAGCGTACCTTCGTCTAAATAGCATTCTTCCAGCAGGGCGGACAGTTGGGTTTGGTTGCGGAACAGCAGAAAAGACATCGCCAATATAATAATGATAAGCGGCAGATAAAAGCACGGCAGCGGCGAATATTTGCGCGGCGCGGTTTTGCAGAAATACCTCATCTGGGCATAAGCGCCTTTCAGGTATTCCTCCGGCGTGGGCGGCACGGTGTAGCTGTATGTCAGGGTTTCGGGCATGGGTTGCTTTGTTGGCTGAATAATAAATTTAAATTTGCCGACGGCAAGGCAAATCTGATGTAATCATAGCCGAAATCAGGAATAAAACAAATAGATAGGGCAGCTTGCAAAGGCTGGCGAATGACAAAGGGCGGGAAACGGAGAGAGTTATTGGTTTTAAGAGCCGGAAGCAATAAACCCTTACTGTTGCTCAGTAAGGGTTTATTTGAAATCTGGCACGCCCACGGGGATTCTGGTTTTAATATAAAAACAACAAATTAAAATACATCTGTTGCATGAAAAAACGGCGTAGAACCAATCTATTAGCAATAATCAGAAAAAATAATAAACAAAAACACAAAAACAACTTGCGCTATAATACGTATTATAGTAATATACACACATGGACGGACAACGCCCCAGCCGCCAAAACCGACAAACAGGGGCAAAAGGAAAAATCATGAACGCAACTAAAATCAACGAAATGATGACCGCCGCCGGTATTGCCGGAACTGCAAACGACTGGAAAGGCAAACGAATTTACATCAATCTAGCATCCTGCGACAAAAGCTTTGCTGGCAACCGCAATTATCAACTCTACTACGATATTGCCGCTGGACAACTAATCAGCAAAACAGGCAAAGGCACTACCAGCCGCCAATTTGATGCAGACGTAAAATCAGTCAAAACCCTGTTCAACATCTAATCAACACCGCGCCCCGCAAGGGGCGCAGAAAGCACCCCATGCCGGACAACAAAAAACCATCCGAAGCCCTGCGGCAAATCCGCCGCGAAAACGCCGCCGAATATCAAAAAAAGCTGACGGCGGCAAACCGCCTGGAAATCCGCAACCGCGATGCAGGCAAGATTGCCGCCATCCGCGAGCGGCTGCCAGGCATTCCAGGCAAAGACAATGCAGAAAAGATACTATATTTATTAGATAGTTATGAAAAATCTGCAAAATAAATGCAGAAACCGCTTGCACTATAATACGTATTATAGTAATATACACACATGGACGGACAACGCCCCAGCCGCCAAAACCGACAAACAGGGGTAAAAGGAAAAATATCATGACTACCGTAAAATTTATCGCAACCGCTAAAATCTTTGATGGCGTAAAAACTACCGAGCAGCAGGTTGAGTGCAAATATACCATCGAGTGGCACAAAGGCTATGCCGGCATCCGCAACGAAGATGGCTACTTTGTACAAGACATCTCCTTAAAAGGGCTCGAAACAAAAGAAGAACGGATGCAGCACGTTGTCGATACCCTCAAATCTTGGAAATAATCCAACCACGCCGCGCCCCGGGCTACAGGGGCAAAAGGAAACCATCATGCAAGCAAATATCTACACCATCCCCGTTAAATTTGATATTTGGGATACCCAATACACCATTACCGACCACGGCGACAGCCTAAGCATTGAGTGCCCGCGCCGCCAATACGAGCGAGGCAACAGCCAATCATGGGGCTTGGGCTACTATACCGAGACTGTAACCCACCCCAACCAAATTGCGCTTATCCGCAAAATGGCCGAGAGCGGACGCGCAGGATTGTTATCAAAAAACAGTATGGCGTGTTTTAGCGTGGAGGAGGTCATTTTCGGGCTGCCCAACGCATACGGCTGGACGCCGGAGGATTTTGATTGATATTGACGGGGCGGGCGAAAAGGCGTAGAGTCTGCCCCGTTGTTTCAGCCGCCACGGCGGCTGTGTATTGAAACTAAAGTAGTTATATTTGCATATTCGCCCGCAAGGGCGTGTGTTGAAACTAAAATTTATACGTTAAAACGCCTGAGCAATCAGGCGTTTTTGTTTTAAGGCTACCTGAAAAATGCTCACCATCAACAACCACCAAGACGGCACGATTGCCGACACCAACTACTGGCAGAGCGAGTACAACGCGCGCGGCTTGGCCTATCTAAGCGGCCACCATCTCGGCTTGCGCCTGCTGCTGCCCACCGCCCATGCCGCCGAATGGCTGCCTGAAATCCAAACCGGCAAACGCGCCAGCATCGAGCCGCCCGCGCGGGCAGGCTACCTGAACCACATCGACATCGTATTTGACGACGATACCGCCAGCCCGTTTAGCCTCTGCCTCGACCGCACAAAACAACTGGACACCGCCCTGCGCAGCGGCCACACCCGCCTATTGGTTTACGCAGGCAGCCTGCAAAACCCGTTGGAGCTGCCATGCACCATCACACTGCCCGATGCGCCCAAGCAAAACTACCTGACCCACGCCACGGCCAGCACCGGCCACAGCCGCAGAAGCTACCGCAGCGAGGTAGCCGACGACGTGGTGGACACCCTCAAAAGCTGGCTGCCCGATTTGCTGGCCGGGCAACAGCGCGGCGTACTGGACGACCGCTACGCCGTGCGCCGCGAATGGAGCAACAGCAAATCCATCGGCTTTGTCGTGAGCCGCCTAGACGAGCAGATGCAGCCCGCCGACATCATACGCATTGCCGTGTGCCGACACAGCAAACGAGCCGCCCCGGCATGGCAGTTTGTGGACGGCAAAGGACACCCCCCGCGCGTGCCGTTTGTGGCCGCAGGTATCCTAGCCGACAACCTAGAGGCTACAGACTTGATGGCGCTGCCGATCATCGCCGATTTTGAGCGCTGCTTGGCGTGGGCGTGGCTTGAGCATATCGATACTGGAGATAACGATGATTGACACTCCGGAGCTAGGCTACACCCCAAAACCGCGCCAACAATCAGAAAAAACCAAACTAAAAATTTAGAACTTGTTGCACTGTTGCCCATCTGCAAAAACACAACAAAAATGTTTCATTTTCGCTTGCAAATGCAACATTTTTGTTGTATTATATCCTTACTGTATAAGAAAGGAGGTAGAGATGAAATACAGTGAATTTAAGAAATGGTTAAAGGCTCAAGGCGTTGAGTTCACAACACAAAAACGCGGCAGCCACCAAAATCTTAGATTAGGCAACAAAACCTCGGTTTTCCCGAACCACGGCAACAAAGAAATCGGAACGGGACTGGTAGAAAAAATCAAAAAAGACCTAGGTTTGAAATAGGAGGGTAGCCCGAAAGGGCTACCTGATACAACATAATAAAGGAAATTTGCAATGTTAGCTTATCCCTATATTTTAACTCCCGACGACAACGGTACATTTTTAGTAACGTTTCCTGATATTCCGGAGGCGGCGGCCGTTGGTGAAGATAAAGAAACCGCCGCTATTGAGGCGCTAGACGGGCTACTTTGCGCACTGGACGGATACTTTGAAGACCGTCGGGCTGTACCCCTACCTTCAGAGCCTACCGAAGGGCAGCCTGTTGTAGCACTGCCGGCGCTGGAAACCGCCAAAGTGCTGCTGCTCAACGAGATGGTCAGCCAAGGCGTGCGCAAGGCGGAAATGGCACGGCGGCTAGATGTGCACATGCCGCAAATTGACCGCTTATTCGACCTGCGGCATAATACTAAAATAGACTTTTTGGAAAAAGCCGCCTCGAAGCTCGGCAAAAGTCTAAATATTAGCTTCTCGTAAATCCTTTCTTATACAGCGGAAAAAAAGGCTACCTGAATTTCAGGTAGCCTTTTTTTCAGGTAGCCTGAAATCAAAACAACTGCCCTTGCGCCAGTGCGTGCTCGATACGCTGGCAGGCAATATCAAAATATTTCGGCTCGCGCTCGATGCCGATAAAGTGCCGCCCGCGCTGCAATGCCGCTACGCCCGTGCTGCCCGTGCCCATAAACGGGTCTAACACCAAATCGCCCGGCGCAGAGGCGCTGGCTATTGCCTTATACATCACATACAGCGGCTTTACCGTGGGATGGTCAAAGGGATTTTTTTCGACGTTGCCCACCACAAAACGGGTTTTACTCTCCCACACGTGCTTTTTAAAGGCGTGCACCATGTATTCCGTGTCCGGCAGATAATTATTACAGGTAAGCGGCGTGGGATTTTTCTTGTTCCAGGTGAGCAGCTGCCAGCGCAAATTTTGCCTCTCCGCCTGCGCGAACAAATCCACCAGCTGCGCCTTAGTGCAAAATACAAACCAGTTTTCAAACTGCCCAAGCAAGCCTACATCAAAACCACCGTCCAAATGCCGGTCGATGGCGGCCATGTATTGCCGTTGTCTGCCGATTCCGCCACCGGCGGCAGAAAGCTCATATGGTGGGTCGGAAATCAGCGCGTCCACCTTGTTTTCGGCCAGCACCGCCGGCAAAAGGCCGGCGCAATCGCCCAGGTAGAGCGTTGCGCCGGCAAAATCTCGTTTTATAATTTTATCCATAGCCATACCCGCCCTCCGTGCAATAGGGCGGCCTCAACCGCCCTCCGTGCAATAGGCTATTTGTCTGCCATCTTGGACACCACGCGCCCATATGCCTGCCATTCGGCTAGGTCGTTGCGCTGGGTGTCGGCTATTTCTGCCAATCCTGCATATTCTTTCGCGCAGTTGCCGAATAGCTGCCAGCCTCGGGTAGCGGCTTCATCAACCGCGCCGGCGGAGCCGGTGGCTTGGGGCAGGGAGCGACTACGGGCAGCGGCGTAGGCGCGCACGCGCTCAAGCTCGCCGCGCAGATTATCCACAGCAATTTTTGCATTTTCTCTTTCCTTTTCCACTTCGGCCTGCGCGGCGGCCAATTCCGCCTGCGCCTGCCTTTCTTTTTCCAATACTGCGCCGGTTTGTTTCGCCAGCGCCTCGGTTTGCTGTTGCTTCAGTTTGGTCCAGGCGGCACGATAGCCCGCGCTGTAGCGCTGCTCACCGTACCAATATTCACCACCGATCACCGCCGCCAGCAGGGCGGCAATGGCAAGCGGTTTCCAATATTTCACAATCCACATTTTTCACTCTTTCTGCGGCTCGAGCCGCGCTAAAAATTGCCGGTAGTTGCGCAATTCATGCTCCGCATGGCGGGCGGCGTAGGCATCGCCGATAGCCTCGGCATCTGCCAGCGCCGCCTCCTGCTCGGCAATCATGCGGCGCACCCAATCGGCTGTGCTCTCATCCGCCATACTATCTATGCCTCGCTCTCGCCCTGTTTGCCGGTGGCATCCACCAGCGGCAGCTCGTAGCGGACGGCGGCAGGCTCGGATTTAACACACTGCTTATCGCGCCAGTAGCTCGGCCACCAGTAGCTCAATTCGGCGGCGTTAAACGGGATGATGCTCACGCGGTTGCCTTGGTTGCCGCCCAAACCCATCAGCCGGCCTTGCTTGTCTTTACCGACGATAAAAAATACATGATTGCCGCCGGTGCGTTTTTTGACCGCCAGGCAGCCATAAGCCGGTTTGGATAAGCGGGTAAGGTAGCGTTCATCCGCCCAAGCCCCGGCGCGATACCACGCAGGCACCACGAAGCGGTCAGATTCAGCTAGGCACATACCAACAAACAGCCCGCACCACGCCACCTCGTCGTTTGCCCACCAGGCTTTCTCTTCGCCGTTGTAGCCGCCAAACTTCACCAGCCAGCGCAGGATTTCCGGGTTGTGCTGCGGGCCCGGTATCTCACGCAAGCCCAGGTAGCCTTTGCCTTTGGCAATCCACGGCAATTCAGTTTGTTTCGTCATTTTTCACACCTCCAAAAAAAGCCCGCGCAATGGCGGGCAGAAACGTAAGTCATTGATTTTCCCAGCTAGCCTTATATTGGGTGTTTTTACACCTAATAAAAAAATATCCCATTGTTTTAAAAAGGGATATTTCTTGCTCTCCAGCTAGCCTTATTTCAGTTATTAAGGATTACTTAATAACTGGGTTTCAGGTAGCCTCAAAATAAAAACCGCCGCGTACCCGGATACAGCGGGCAGAGGCGGCGGTCGCCAAAACTATTCCGGCGGCGGTGGCGGCTCGTCATCATCCACAACCACCACCGGCGGCTTCTCGGCGGCGGGCTGGCGGTGGTAGCCCAGCTTGCCCAGCACCAAATCCAAGATGCCGCCCGCCGTATCGGGCGAGAGAGCGCGCGCCGAATCCAGCAGCACATCGCACATCGTCCCGGCCAGTATCCCCACCATCAATGCCAAGCGCGGCATATCCTTGGGCGTGAGGTCGTCCACCACTGCCAGCGACAAAAACAGCGCCGCAATCAGGTCGCCGCACTTGGCCGAGGTGCTTTTATCCTTGGCACGCATCGACACCCGCAGCGAGCCGACAAACGCACCCACCACCGCCAGCAGTGTTTTGCTGGCAAGAAATCCAGCAAGCAAATCATCATTCACGATGCCTTCTTTCCGACGGTCTGCGCCGCCTGTCTCTCATCACGCAACATATCCTGCAGATGCTCGCCCACCAGCCAAACCGCCAGGCTCCAAATGCCGAATACATAGCCCACCACCTGCGCCGCCAGCGTATGCCGCACCCAGAAACTGGTTGCCAGCAGCAGCCAAATCAGCGGCGTAATCCGCAGCGCACCCACCCCCACCGCATGACTGCGCGGGCTGCTGCTCCACATCGACCACGCCGACAGCAGCGCCAACAGCAACAGCATGAGCACCACAAACCAGCGCGGCAATTTGGTGAGCCCCGTCCACAGCGGCAGCGAGCCGAAGCCGTTTACGCCGAATACCCACGCCCAAACCAGCAAAAAGCCGATATTGACGATTTGCAGCGCCCGCGTGCCCGTACCAAACACCCAACGCCGCGCCGAATCCGGCAAAAAGCGCAGATTCCACAGCCAAGACAAAGCCGCCCGTGCATAAAGACACAGGCGGCAGTTACGCGCTCGATAGTAGAAAAGTTTCATTTTATGCAGCATTTTCAGCCTCCTTTTGGATTGAGATTCAAGCCGGCATCACGGCCGGCTCTGTTTCAACTGCGCCAGCTCGCGCTCCAGTTGTTCCGTTTTCTGCAACAACTGCTTAAGCCGCTCACCCAAACCGCTAAAGTTGTCGTTGCACTTTTCAAATGCCACGCGCAGGCTGTCACCGCCCGCGCCATCGGGCAGGCTGCCCAAGTTGATTTGTTCCATATTGTCTCCAATAAAAAACGCCCCGAAGGGCGGTTATTCAGGTAGCCGGCATAAAATCCAGTTTTCCGGGACATATTCCGGCGGCTGATAGGCTTTGCCGTCTGATTTAATCGACACGTACTTATACACTTCCAATTTGTCGTCACTGTGGCGGAAACCTTGCCCACCCCAAAACGGCAGCTGATCCGAACGGTTTTCCTCGGGCGAGTCAAGCACAAGGTCGATTAAATCCATTAACGCTTTTTGCCCCGCAGTTGCCGCCTGAATCTCTTTCTGCGCTTCCACGTCCCAGCCGCCCCAGGTCTCAAACTCACGTTGTGATTCGGCTTCGTTGTAGCGTTCCTTTTGCATCCGCAAATCGCGGCGCCGCTTGGCCGCTTCTTCCGGCGAATAGTTGGCGTTGTCCTCATAGGCCACCACCGGATTGAGCTTAAACAAGAGGTTGAACGCTCGCTGCAGGCTCCAGGTGCTGTTGTTGAGGAAGTTATTAAACTTATCCAGCACGCTCGGATTGCCCATCAGCTCGTCCCAAGACGGCTTATGCTGCGGGGCGTAGTAGTCCAACCCCGCCCGCTTGTACACATCCGACATACGCAACGGCACTTTCGGATTCCACGGCGCGCCCTTGTAGTCGTCCGGAACGTTCGGCCCGCGCACATACAGCGGACGGTTGGACATCGAACGCTCGAAGGCGCTGTGCGCCATCGTGCCGCCCACCGCGTTCATCAGTCCGCCGCCTGGCAGTTTGAACAACCCCGCAGCGCCGTGGGCCAGCATATTGCACACCTTGCTGTAGTCGTGCCCACCCTGAACGGTGTAAATCGCCCCCTGGTTGGCCCGGCTATCGTTGCGTACCGTGATGGCCTGCCCCTTGCGGACGGACGCATTATTAGACAACAAACGCAGATACGGGCGAGCGTTGTTCAACACCTCGTAGCGCAACGGCTTGTCCGGGTTGCCTTCGAACAGCTGCGACATCTGCCGTTTGACGGCGGTGTTTTCCTGCCCGATGCGTTGCGCCAAGCCGTCCAAAGTCAGCGGTTTGTCGGAGACAAACGCATAGCTTCCCCGGTCGATATAGCCCATTTCAAACGGTGAAGGTTGCTGTGTCATGCCGAACATATCGCCGGTATCGCCCACCGTCATCACAAACTTCATCGGCGCGGGCTCGTAGCGGTACACCACCAACCCATAAGACGGCGGCGGCTCCACGGTCGAGCATTGCGCAAAGTATTCCCACGGGATGCCGGCCAGTTCGTAAAAATGCACCGTGATTTCGGTATTCGGCGACATTTCCACATACAGACGTCCGCCGCAGCAAGATACCAGGCCGAAGCCGTCTAATTCCGTCTGCGGGCTGTCGGTTGCACTCAAGGCGCGGCTGCGGAAAGTCATGGTCACCGGCAGGCCGGTAGCCAAACCCCGCCCCAACTCTTGGCTTTGTACCCAATCCAGCCGGTATTTCGGATAATCTGCCGGGCGGCCGCCGCCGTAGCGCAGTTTGTTCAGCAGCCTAGCCAGCTGCCAATCCTGCCCGGAAACCACCGAATGCACCAAACGTCTTGCCTTTTCCCATTTGGACGCATCGTAGCCGCCGCCCCAACCGTGAATCACCGCCGGCAACAGAGGGGCGCTGTCCCGTTCGCCGCCGTACAGCGAGAACTCGAAACGCATGGTGCAGGCAGTGCGAAGCGTGCCGCCCCGGGTGCGCATCATGCCTGCCGCGTGCACCTCTGCGCCCTGGCGCAAACCGCGTTCCAGCAGTTTTTTTAGCGGCAGGTTGCGGCTGGCATCGTCAATCGGCAATTCCCGCCCGTCGGCAGCCAGTACCGTCAGATTTTGCAGCGGCCTGTCCAAACCGCGCAGGCGCAAGGTTATGCTGCCGATCAGCTTCGGGCAGAACAGGTTTTTTGCCAGTACATTCACCCCCTGCCTGTTGTACACCGCCAGCCCGTAATCAGTTGACGTAGCCATATAAAAACTGCCTCCCTGCAAATGCCCCGCCGTGGTGGGCGGCATTCCGCGCCGCGCCGCTCCGCGCATCGTAGCTGATATTCCAGCACAGCGACCACTGGTCGAAGTACACCGTCGAAGCGTGTTCCGTGCCGCTGTTGATGCAGAACGCATGGAACACCGGCATGATGAATATCCCTTTGAACTTTTCGCGCAACGGGAACAGGATGTCCAAGGCCAGCCGCCCGATCGGGTCGTTGCCGAGAATGAGCACCCCCTCCACCACCAACGCCGAATCCAAGTTGGTATCCAGTACATTGCCGTCGTTGTCATACATCTGAATGCCGTATTCGTCGGCCATCCTGCTCTCCTATCAATCATCACCCCAGTTGGTGAGCTTACCCACCCGCACCATCACATGGCCTTTCTCGTTGCGTACAATCAGGCCGCGATAATCTAACTGCGTGCCCACCTTGCTGTTCGGGTCGGAACGCAGTTGCGCCCCGTGCTCCTTGGTCACAATGAAGCGGCCATCCGCCATATTCAACGTACCGCCCCGGATGTCCGGCGCTTCGATGGTTTGGTTGGCCTTGATGTGCCGCCCCAGAATTGAGCCGTCGGCAATCAAATCCCCGTTGAAATAGGTTTTGTCGCCGGTCACCGTGAACATCGGCAATTTTTTGTTGTTCCACAGCACCAGCTTGTCGGCCTGAATCACTACCTCGGACTGACCGTTGGTACCGTCCGCCAACAGCGAGATACCGCCCACCACCTTAGTTCCGGTGCGGGTGTCGGTACTCACTTTCAGGGTGTAGGCCGCGCTCAATTTGCCGCTCAAATCGGCAAACGACTGTGCCACCTGCGTTACCGACGCCTTGGCTCTGTCCACCTCGCTTTCCACCGCCTCCACTTTGCGCGCCTGCGCTTCGGTGCGGGTGGCAAGGGTTTTCATTTCCTCGGCCACGGTGGCGATTTGCCCACCGAACTGCGAACGCACGGCGTTGATGCGTTTGGATAACACATAATCCGCCTCGTTCATTTGGCTGTAAAAATCCCACTTGCCGGCCTGCTTGCCGGTGTTGCCGGCCATGCCTTGGCTGCCGGCAAGGTTGCCCACCAGATTCACCAAGTCTTCCCCGGCGCCCGGTGCAAACTGTTCTTTGCCGATTTTGCCTTTCAACTGCTCGAGCAGCAGGCTGGGGTCGTCGCTGCACACCCCGTCCACCGGCGCCGTCCATTCTCCGGCCAGCCCGGCACTGTCCACCAGGCGCAGCCAGAAATACCAATGCTCGCCGGTTTTGACGTTGGTGAGTTGGTAATCGGTTTGCGGCGCGGGCAGTTTCGCCAGCGGCATAGCCTGATTAAAGTCGTTGCTCCTGCCGTAGCGGATTTCGGTGTGCGCTTCCGCCAGCAGTGGGCTGGGCAGCGTCCAATTTAAGCCGATGGCAAACAGCTTGGGCGTGGGCCGCACCCCGGTAATGGTGTAGTTCAGGCTCCAAGCCTTTTCTAAGGGTTTAGACAGCACGCCGCGCGCAGTGCGCCCGCGAATTTCGGCGCGGTAATCGCCGTTGGGCAGCCCCTGCAGGCTGATTTCGGCGCTGGGCGCATCCGGGATATGCCGCCACAAACGGCCGTCTTTAAAAATCTTGATGTCGTAGCTCACCACCTGCCCGTCGGCGCTTAGGTTTTCCCAGCTTAGGGTTAAATCGCGCCCGTTGGTGGACAAATTACCGTTGCCGAGCTGCGGCTGCCGCCCGTGGTTGGTGGTGGCACCGGCTGCAAACAGCGCGGCACTGTTGTCCACCGCCGCGTATTTGGCCGGGTCGTGGCGCAGCGCAGTAATGGTATAAGTGCCGTCATCTGTGTTTTCTTTGATGCTTACCGCCCGATACTGGCGCGGCACCACCTTGCCGGACAAAGCCCAATGGTCGTTGTAGGCCAGAGAGGCCGGTTCTTTTTCCAGCAGCAGCTGATTGGGCTGCGGCTGGGAAACCACTTTCAGGCTGTAGTGCTTCGGCACGGTTTCGCCCTGTGCGTTTTGCTCGAGCGCAAGGTATTGGAACCACCAACCGGCCAAATTTTCCGTGATGGTGCGGTCGAGGGTAACCACCCGGCCGCTTACCGCCTGCACCTGCCCGCCCAGCTGTGCGCCGGCAAAGTGGTTGTCCGCGATTTGGATAATGTCGTAGGGCAGGTGTTTCAGCCCTTCGCGCCCCACGGTAAACGACACCGCATCCTGCTGGCGCAGCCCGGTTTGCAGTATCCATTGCCCGTAACGCACCGCCTGCCCGCGCGTGGTGCAGCCGAACGCGGTTACCGACTGGATATTTAAGCCGTAGCGCGCCACCGCCTCTGCATCGGCCACATATTCGGTTTTGCTGCGGTAACTGTCGTATTTGTCGGCAAAGCGCACCAATACGGCGGTGTAGGTGGATTTCAGCGCCACGCCGTTGTAGGCAAACTGCCCGTCCACCACATTGCTGTTGTCGTATTGCGCCACCGGGTCGCCGCCCTGATCCAACAATACCGACAGTTGGTTGCCGTTCCACAGCGGCATACCGCAAAAGGCTGAGGCCAGTTCGGTGAGCAGCTCGCCCGCCTGCCGACGGTCGGTCAGGTAGGCATTGCAGGTAAAGCGCGGTTCGCGGCCGCCGAAGCCGTCCGGCACCATCTCGTCGCAATAACGGGCTACCTGATACAGGCTCCATTTGTCGATGTCTTCCGGCGCCAGGCGCAAGGCCAGCGTGGAGTAGCGCTCCTGCTGCACCAAATCGTAAAACACCCAGGCCGGATTATTGGTCCAGGCGGTTTTAAAGCTGCCGTCCCACAAGCCGCTGTAAGTGCGCGTTTCCGGGTCGTAATTGGATGGTACCTGCACCTCGATGCCGCGAATCAGATAGTTGCGGCGCGGGTTTTGCCCGCCGAACTGGTCGGAATCGATACTCAAAGCCGCCAGCGCGGTAAACGGGTAGCACAGTTTGGCATCCGTAATCTCTACGTAACTGGCAAAAAAGGTGTTGTTTTGGATTTTGTCGCTGTTGCTGTCTGGCGTGGGGCGCGAAACCTTGATCGAAAACGGCGCTTTCGGCAGCTGGTCGAATACCTCGTCATGGTAAAACGCGCCGCTGCCCTTCTCGGTAAAGTTCACATGGCGCTGCTGTTGCACGCCGTCATCGTTGAGCAGCTGGATAATCAGCGTGGTATTCGCCGCCAGCGTGTCGCCGTTATCTTGTATTGCCGCATTGCGCTCCACCCCCACCGTCACCCGCAGCCGGGTCGGGCCGCCGTCGGATACGGTGCGGATAACCGGGCTTTGGTTTTTCACCGGATTGGACACCGACACCGTGCGCTCCACGCTCTCCCAGCCCGGAATATAGGATTGGTCGGGCGTGCCGCGCTGGAATACCGCCGTTACGCCTTTGAAGTTGTAGCTGCCGTCCGGGTTTTGCACCGGCGTATCATTAAAAAACACGCTTTTAAACGGCGCATCGTTGCCGTTGGCAAACCCGGCCACCACCCCTTCGCTGATCACGTCCACGATGCGCAGCATCTGCGCCGAAGACAACTTATTCGGTGCTTCATACGGCGTACGCGCGCCGCCGCCGCTTTTCTGCCCACCCATTGTTTACTCCTAATTTTGCTGCAGTGCCGCCGTGTAGTTGCGGGCGCGCACCGAATCATCATTAAAATCCGTGTCGTAATACTGCCCGTTCGGCGCTTTGGCCGCCTGTCCGGCAATCGGCGTTTTTACCAGCCGCAGGGTAACGTCGGCCGCCGTCGGATTTTGCAACACCGGATCGCCGTCGGTATCCACCCGGCGCGACATCACGCCTTGCGACGCCACCCGGCTGCCGCAATACGCCTCGCCGTAAGCCAACGGCACCGGCTGGCCTTGCGCCGCCGTGTTGTCCAAATTGGAAAACGCCGTATTGCGCCCCGTTTTCTGCCCGCGCTGCTCGGTGTCCAATTTCGGCGGCCGCGCCAGCATCTGCGCAATCCCGCCCGCCACCAAACCCACACCGGCGCTCATCAATGCCCCGGCCGCCGCCCAGCCGAACGGATTCCACCAGGCGAACACAATCAACACCACGCCGGCGATAATCTGCCCTGCCTTGCCCGCGCCCTGAATGCGCGGCACAAGGTGCAAAATACCGCTTTCAGGCTGCCTGAATTCGTGCTCCAGTTCCGCCTCGCAGAAATCGTGGCCGTTGAAGCGCACTTGATAAAAGCCGCTGCTTAAAATCTCCCGAAAGCCGGGCAGCTGGACAAGCAGCGCCCGCAGCGCCTCCGCCGGGCTGGCGGCGTGCAAATCAAAACGGCGGCCGTATTCGCGCAGGCCGCCGTGCAAGCAAACTGTAATCATGATGCGTGTTCCAAATCATTCAGCACCGCCTGCAGCATTTCAGGCTGCCATTGCCGGTGCCGCCAAACGCTGTGCGTGTGCCGTTGCCAATAAGGCCCGTAGCCATCGCGGCGGCTTAATTGGCCGAAAGCGTGGTGCAGCATTTCGCCGTTGCCCAAATACAGCAGCACGTGCGAAGCCAGCCCGTCGAATTCGGTCAATACCACGTCCCCGGGCTGCAAATCGCGCACCCGCGCAAACCCTGCCGCCGATGCCAGCGCCAAAAAACGCCCCTGCGCTGCGTCATCGTCTATATCGCCACGCTGCACCGGCGGCAAATCAATCCCCGCCAGATGGTAGGCATCCGCCAACAGGCTGTAGCAGTCAAAACGCCCGTATTCAAACACCCGCCCGCGCAAATGCGGCACCGGCGCGAACACTTTCAGGCTACCTGAAACAGCGAGCACCCAAGGCAGGCCGTTGGCCGCCTGCATTTGCCGGTCGGCACCGGACAGCCACGGTTCGCCCTGCGGGTGCGAATGCACGATGGCGCACACCTCGCCCTGATCCGACACTTCAATTAAATCCAGCGTCGCGATTTCAAAACGTACCGATGGGTCGGCCGCCACGTTGCCGCAGGGGCGATACAACTGTTTCCCGCCCGCCTGCACAATCAGGCCGCAGCATTCTTGCGGCGCTTCCTTGGCCGCGTGCGCCAAAATTTCCGCCTGCACGTTTTTAGTCAGTTTCAACATTTCAGGTAGCCTTTTCAGGTAGCCTTAAGAGGCCGTCAAAGTTTTATCCACCCCCACCCAGCCGCCGAAGGGCAGAGCGGCGGTTTCGCCGAAGCGCGCCTTGCAGCCCTGCAGCTTGCGGCTGCATTCATCTTTTTCCGGGTCGTCAGTAGGCATATCGAAGCGGTCGGCCACCGGCCGGCCCCGATAGCCGCAGGCTTCGCCGCGATAATCGAACGGGCAGTAATCGTGCAGCATCAGCCGCGCCGGAATCACCGCCCCGTCCGCTTCCGACGGTGCGGCCAGCTCGAACTGCGCCGATTCGGCGGTAAGCGACACCATCCGCTCCACCAGATACTTGCTCACGATTTCCTGCGCCGGGTCGGCCTGCGGGTTGCCCAGCGCGAAGTTGGCGGCATCCAAAAAGCGGGCATACGTCTGCCGGCGCCATACTTCCGCGCCGATAAGCTGGCCGAACTGCTCGGACAAGCCGGTAACCGTGCCGTACACATTAGCCAGCGTAACCTTGGGCCGGTTGCCCGCCCCCTGGCCGCTCGATTCGAAACCATCGGCCTGAATCGGCAAACCCTGATAAGCCTGCCCCTTCCATACCACCGGCTGCGAGAGTTCGTTCAGCAAATTGCAGTAGCGCAGGATTTCGCCGCCCAACGGCCGCAAATCCAACTCCCACAAATCCACCAACACGCCCTGATCCGCCGCCGACAACGCCCGCAGCATCGGAATCGACAACTGCTTCATACGCGGGTTCATGCGAGCACCTCTTCAAATTTCCAAGACAACTGCCACACCTTGCCGCCCTGGTGCGCTTCGCGGTATTCCGCCACCTTAACCAGCAGCCTTTCCCGCCCCGGCGGCGTCCAATAAAACGCCCGCACCCCGGCATGGGCATCCAAAAACGCCCGCACTTGTGCCAACGTTTCCGGCAGCCCGCCCAAGGTTACTTCCCAAGTCTGCAGCTTGGGCCGCAGCGAGAGCGCCTGCCGTTGCTCGTAGCCGTCGCCGAATTTCACCGTGCGCACGGCGAATTTGTGCTCTGCCGTGAGCTTGGCCTCCACCGGCCAGCCGAATGTTTCGATTGCCATTTAATTACTCCGGTGGTAACGCCCGCCCACACGGGCCACGTTATCCACGAACCATTGCTCAATCATGCCCGGCAGCGCCACCGCCAACGCTTTAGCCATTTCGCTGTTGCCTTGGCTGCTGGCTTCGCTGCTGCCGTCTTGGTTGATCACAATGCTCACCTGCATATTGTTTGGCTGCCCGCCGCCGGACACCGCCGCCGCCAGCGCCGGGGTCATCCCCACCACGCCGCCGTCGGCATAGCCGCGCAAGCGCGCCGCCTCCACTTTATGCACCCCGCCGAAGCGCCGCACATCCGCCTGCGAAAACACCACCTCGCCGCGATGCACGATGCCGGCCGGTTCGTATTTGCCGCCGTCGCCGGTGTAGCCGCCAACCGCCAGGCTTTTCATGCCTTTGAGTTCGGCTTTGAGCCCACCCACCACGCCGCCGTCGGCATAACCGCCGAATGCCGATTTCATGGCATTTAAAATCGCCATTTTAATCAGCATTTTAGATAGGTCTTGTAACACCGAAACCGTGAATTCGCGGAAATCCAGCTTGCCGGTAGCCACAAACGTTCCCAGCGCGTCCGACATCTTGCCCAGCGATTGCTCCACCCCGTCCGCCATTTCCTCACGCATTCCCTTAAAGGAATCCGTATAACGAACGAAGCCGTCATTAATGCCGGCCATCCAGTCATCGCTTTGCGCCTGCCGCAACAGCTGGAATTCCTTGCGTGCCTTTTCGGCCGCTTCCTGTTGCTGCCGCAATCCGTCCACGATTTCCGGGCTGGCGCCGTCGGCGATGGCCTGTTGGATTTTCAGGTCGTATTCGCGCGCCAAGCGCAGCCGGTCGATTTCGTCGGCAGTTTTGCCGGTGAGCGATAATTCAAACGCCTTATCTGCAAAGCCCTTGTTGGTTTCCAGCGCCAGCGTCTGAATCAGCGTTTCGTATTTCTCGGTTACGCTGTTCACCCGCTCCTGCGCGTCGGCTTTTCGTGCCAAAGCCAGCAGCGTTTCCTTCTCGGTGGCGCTGAATTTCTGATATTCCGGGCTGGCGAGCAATTCCAGCTGGTGCGAAAACGATTTGCCCAGGTTTTCCGACCACAACTGCGCCTGCAGGCTGGCCTTTTCTGATTGCTGCGTCAGCCGGGCCAGCATCCGCTCGTAAGGGGTAGCCGCTTTTTCCGCCTCGGCAAACAGCCCGCCGCGTGCAAATGCCTTGGCGCGGCCGTCCAGCCCGCCGGCAAATTGCGCGGCAATACGGGCATTATTCCAGTTTAGGTGGAAATGCCCGCCGTTTGCCCCGGCACTCGGCCGCTTGTATTCGTTAATCAGCGTGAAATCTTTTTCCGACAAGCCGAGTTCGCGGAAATACGCCCGGATTTGCCGTTCCACTTCCTCCGATTTGCGCGGGTCGCGGATTGAAAAATCGAAGGCCAAACCCGCCCCGTGCGTGCCGGAGCTGCGGTTGCCCTTGCGCCGGAAATAGGCTTCGGAATGGTGGTAATCGTCGTTAAAAGCCGAGAAATGCACCAATTTGTTGCCGAGCAGCTGCTGCATGGCCTGCGCGGCGGCAAACGTGCCCGGCGCCACATACCGCGCCTGCCCGTTCACCGTGCCGATGGCCGAAGGCTTCAGCCGCAAACCCTGCGCCGTGGTGGCAAACTGATTGCGCTCGCCACGCGGCCGGCTGCGTCGCTGTTCGCGCTGCTCGGCCTGTTCGCGTTTTTGGCGTGCCGCCGCCACCAGCCTAGCTGTCTGCTGCTCCATTTGCCGCACCTGTGCCGGCGAATTATTCCGGTCGGCCTTGAATTCGGCCAAATTGCGGTTTAAACGGGCGATTGTCCGCGCTTCTTCTTCTCGTGCGGTCAGGTTGCGTTCATATGCCCGGTTGGTCTCATCTAAAATCTCTACGCTGCGGCGGCGTTTCTGAGCCTCCTCCTGCTGTAGTTTTGCCTGCTGGTTTTCTTGCGCCAATTCGCGCTGCAACTTAGCAGCCGCCGCGCGGTCGGCATTCAGAGCCTGTTCGCTAAACAAGCGGCTGCCGGGATGATTGCGCTGATATTCCTCTCGCTCACGGATGCTTCGGTTCAACGTATCCAGTTGTTCCTGCTTGGTAGCATCACGGCCGATGCTTTTCATACCTTCCCAAGCACCGGAGGCAGCGTTCTTAATGCCCAGCCACGCCTTTTCAATCGCGCCGAGGTTTTGCACCACCCGCCGCGACATCTCTTCCGATTCGGTAGCGTATTTGCCCTGCACTAGGCGGATGGCATCCTGCTCCCGTCCTTGTTCCTGCAGGGCTTTCACTTGGGCATACACATCCGCCGTCATACTTTGGTAAGTACGCGACAACTGCAGTACCGCTTTGAGCGGGTCGTTGGCAATTTCCACGTACTTAGCCGCCAAATCCTCCACCGACTTGCCGGTGGCTTGCGATTGCAGCACCACTGATTGGGTAAACTGTGCGAAGTCATCCGCCGCCACCCGCCCACCGGACACAAACTGCAATACCGCTTCGCGCGCCTCACTATAGCGCCCGCTCACCTTGCCCACAGATAAAGCCAAATCTGCCAACTGGCCGGCAGTCAGCCCGGCGCTGTCGCCGGAAAAAATCACTGCTTTTTGGTATTCGCGCCCCTCCTCGCTACCTTGTTTCATGGCATAGCCCAAACCAGCCACCACGCCGCCAAAGCCTAATAGTGCCACCTTGCCCAGCGACACCGAAGCCGCCAGGCCGCGAAACATCGTGCCGAAGCCGCCGAAACTGTCACGCAACTGGCCGCCTTGCTGCAGGGCAATCAGCAGCGGGTTTTGCCCGCCCGCCAACTGGGTTACGATGTCGGTAAACTGCGCCGGCACCTGCCGCATGGCATTGTTGTATTGCCCAAGCGTGATATTGCCCACCATCTGCTTGTGCTGCCGCGCTGCCGCCACATTAGCCAAATGCAGTTCGCGCGCCCGCTCCAAATCATGCAGCAGCGGCGTCAGCCGGGCTTTATCCAAACCGCGCTGCCCGGCCAAAGCCTCGTAGTAGGCACGGCTGGCTTTGCTGCCGGCCTGCATTGCCGCAATATCGCGTTTGATGGCGTTTTCCAGTGAGGCATAAGAGCGTTCGCGGCGTTTGTTGGCGCGCTCCACCTCTTTTGCGCTGTCGCCCGCGCCTTGGCCGATTTTATCCAGCCCGTCCGCACCCCGGCGCCCGGCTCTCTCCGCCGTTTCCGCCAGCGAGCGCAACGATACCTTGGCCTCTTCCACCCCGGATTTCAGGCCGGACACTTCCGCGCCGATGGTTACTACTGAATCAGCCATTTTTACCCTCCTGCCACATATCCAATACCGCCTGCTCCATCACCCTAATATCGTGCAGCATTTCCGCCCGTTTTTTCTTGCGGATGCCCCACGAGCGCATCACGCCGAACAGCGCGGCGTAGTCCAGCCCGTAAGCCCCGGCCATACTCACCCGCCACTGGGTGGATACCGCCGCAAACAGCTGTACCGCCGCCCAACAGTCCGGCCACACCTGCACCGCATCCTCTTCGCCGAAATCATCCGGCGTGAGGCCGAAAGCCGCCATTTCTGCCTGCGAGGCTTCCGGCCGATACAGGGCGCGGGCGGCGGCAATCAGTTTCCCCGGCGGCGGTTTAGCAGACCGTCAAGGTAACCATCCACCAAAGCTTGCCCGGCGGCTGGATAGTTCGCCAGCAGAAGGGCAAGATTGTCGCGGCTGTAATCTTCTTCGATGTCCCAGCCAGCAATTAAGGCATACAACATCTCCGTGTCGCCGTCGCCGCCGAACTCATCGCGCGCCAACCATTCGCCGTAAAATTTATAGGCATCCGCCGCCACACGGTGGCGAAATTCAAATTCCACCGGCACGGCCTCACAGCCGGGCACCGGAATCTCCACCTTGAATTTAAAGGTCGGGTTCGGTTGCAGTTTCAGTTTGCTTGCCATATTTCAGCCCTCCTTAGCCGAGATAGCGGTTGGGGCGGCCGTTCATGGCGTAGGACGCCTGAATCTTCATGCCCTCGTTCATGGTAGTAGTCGGCGTTTCGTTTACCGACAAATAACCGTTGTACACCACCACGCTGCCGTTTTTCAGGTTCAGCCGCAGCGGCACCTGTTTGCCCGCACGGCTCGCCTTCACCGCCGCCTGGTAGCCGGGCAGGGTCGGGTCGTCGCCCAGGGAGATACTGATTTGCGTGGGCGATACCGTGGTCGGCAGCTGGCGCGAAATACCGTCTTCCATAAAGGCATAGTCGTAATATTGTTGTTCGCCGCCGGAGGTGGAATATTCCAAAATCTGCAGCAGCTGCTGCCAGGTTTTAATCTTGCTCAAGGTGCCGCCGCCGCTGCCGGCCGGGAAACGGGTTAGGTTGGTGGTGTCGATGCCGATCAGCTTCACGGTGTTAGCCTGCACATCGCCCACTTTAAACACACAGCCGTTCAAATCGCCCCAGCCGCTGTTCACCAAGATGTAATCGCCGTTCTGCAGGCCGTGCGCCGTGGCAGTCAGCACACATTCCGCCGCATTGCTGGCGCCGGTAAAGGGTTTTTCCGCTTCCATTTCGGTTGCGATAAACACGGTCGAACCGTTCGGCAAAGTCATAGCCATAATTCACTGCTCCATAAAAAAACGCCCGCAACGGGCACAAAAAAAGCTGCCCGCCCACGGCGAACAGCCAAACAAAATTTACGCAGCCAAGCGCTGCTTATTCCAATACATAAAAATCCTGCCTCATCCCGCGCAGTTCGGTATCCGGATCGTAATCCGCCTGCGCCGCGCCAATCGGCGCCACGCCCGGCAGCGCGGCCAGCGCTTTTTCGATACGCAGCGACAGCGACACCGCCTCCAGCCGTGAAACCGCCCACACCGCCAGCTGCAGCCGGATTTGATAGCCGCCGGGCGTGGCATTATCCATAAACAGATTGCCCGCGCCGCCCACCCGCTGCAATACCACCAGCGGGCTGCCGGCATCATCCGGCGCAAAATCGTGATACACCTCCACCGTCGGCAGCGCCGAGCGGATGGCATCAATAATGGTCTTTTCCACGAGCCGCCTCCTTAATGCGCTCGATAATCAACTGTTCCGCCTGCTTACGCATCGCATCAAAGGCCGGGCGCAAAAACGGCTGCGCCGGCGTGCGAACCGTGCCGTATTCCACCATGTGCGCATAGGGCACATAACCTTTGTTCGACGGGTTCTTACGCCAGCCGATTTTGTATTCCTCTCTCTGCCCGTTCAGGCTGTTTTCGTCGATGTGCCGGATATAGATCGCCTTTTTCAGGCTGCCCGGCTCAAATAAGTATTTGCGCCCGGCCGTGCCGTCTTTGTTCCGGCGGCTGTAAAACCAGTGCGCCGCCTCGCTCCTCGGCGCCCGTTCTTCCGCTTCGCGCCGCACCAGCATTGCCCCGGCCAGCGTAGCCGGGCGCAATTCCTGCCCCACCCGATCCGCCAAACCGTCCAGCTGTCCCAGTGCAGCCGATAAGTCCACATCCAATTCCAGCATTTATTCCGCCTTCTCGCACACCAAATCCACAAAGCGGTGTTTTTCCTCGTCCGGCAGCACCGCCTTGATGTCGTACACCGCGCCGTGCGGCAGCTTCAGCCGCATGGTGTGGTCAATATCGCGCCTGAAACGGATGCGCACGCTGGCGCGCACCACGCTGATTTCCTGATCCGCCTTCAGCTTGGACAACCCGGAAACATGGCGCACATCCGCCCACAGCTGCAACATATCCTGCCAACCCCACACCGTCGCGCCGCTCGTATCGGCGGTTTTCACCTTGCGCTGCACCGTCACCCGCGTATTCAATTCCCCGGCCCGCATTGCCTGCTCCCAATAAAAAAAAGGCTGCCTGAAATTCAGGTAGCCTGCTATACAAACCCCACCAACCAACCTATGATTTCCCCTTTGCCCAACGTTAAAGGAAAAAACATGGCCGCCCAACACCCATTAGCCCGCGAATTAGCGGCGTATGCCGAAAACGGCGTGATTCTCGACACCGAAACCACCGGGCTAGGCAGCAGCGATGAAGTCATTGAAATTGCCGTCATTGATACTATCGGCAACATCCTACTGAATACCACGGTCAAGCCAAGCCGCCCCTATGGCGACGATAATGAAGCAGCGTCCGTTCACGGCATCCGCTACAGCGAACTGCTGGATGCTCCAAGCTGGCCGCAGGTTCAGGAGCAGCTAATCGATATTGCCGCCGAGCGCCCGATTTTGATTTACAACGCCGATTTCGACATCCGCTTGATGCAGCAAAGCGCCATCCTGCACGGCATCGCCCTAGCCGAATACCGCGCCGGCTGCATGATGAAGCTGTACAGCCAATGGTATGCCGCCCGGCATCGTGAAAAGCCGCGCCGCCACCGCCTGATACAGGCCGCCTCCGATTGCGGTGTGCGCGTTACCCACGCCCACCGCGCCCTAGCCGACTGCCTCACCACCTTGGGCGTATTCCGCTATATGCTGGATAACAGCAGCCACCTCACCGTCGATAACGACTACCAAGCCCGCAACCGGCGCACCAACACCGACGCCAACCCACACGGACACCTCTACGGGCACACCGTGGTTTTCACTGGCGATTTGAGCCGGCCACGCCCCGAAATCCAGCAGATGGCCGCCGATGCCGGTTGCCGCTGCACCGCCAACGTCAGCCCGAAAACCACCATATTAGTGCTGGGCGCCACCGATTTATCCGCTGTGAAAAACGGCATCAGCAGCAAAGAGCGCCGCGCCAAGGAGTTGCAGGCAGCCGGGCATCCGATCCAAATTCTGAACGAAGCCGAATTCATGCGCCTGCTCGGCGGCTAATCGTCCGCCAGCGCGTCCATGCACTTATGATAATGGGTCGCCTCAAAATCATTGCTGACCCGCTGCTTTTCCACCTCCGTGGCGGACACGGGATAAAAATGCGCTTCTCGGGCAATGGTGTTGTATAGGCTTTTATTGGTGGTATCTATCCGGTTCGGATGGTTTTTCAGTTCCTCATCCATCCAATTCAGCGAATCGGTCAGCGCCCAATCATGTTGCCGCTGCCACATCAGCATTTTGGAAAAATAGGCCTCGCGTCGGCAAAATTGGTCGTTAAATTCAAAGCGTGCCGCCTCCCGTTGTGCACGGGTTGGCGGCTGCCCGCCTGCGGCGGCAGAAAATAAGGCTAAAACCACGCCCAAACACACTGCTGCTTTCATTGCTGTTTCCTTGTTTGGTAAAGGCAGCCATCTTAGCAACTCCCCAAGCGAAACACCAATTTCAGGCTACCTGAAATACCGCGAAGCATTGCTTCATCCTGTTTCAGGCAGCCTGAAATCCGTTCACACGCCGAACTGACGGCAAAACGGCGTCCACAACGCCTGCGCCGCACGCAAATACACCGTGCGCTGCGCCGGGTTGCCGTCAAAATCGGCCTGCACCGCCAGCAGGATGCCGGTTTGGATATCCGGCTCGGAGAGCTCGGCGGCATCGGCTTTCAGCCCGGTAAAGCGGCGGCATTCGGCGGTGGCTGAGGCAATCAGGTGTTGCAGCAGCGTATCGTGCTCGTCGCCGTCGATGCGCAGGTGGGCTTTAACCAAATCAAGCAAGGCCATGTTGCAGGCTCTCCGCGTAAGCTACCGCCGCCGGGTCGGCATCCAGCTCGTCCGACTGCGCCGCCAACTCTGCCGCCACTTCCACGACGTCATCCACCGCGCCAAACGTCCCGGCACAGATCACCCGTGCCCGCACCGTGCCGCCACTGCCGAACAATCCGGCCTGCGGCGGCGGGTTGGCTTCGGTCGGCTTGTCAGCCACGGTTTCGCCCGGCGGGGCTGGCGGGTTTTCCAGCGGCGGGGCGGTATCGCCGCCCGTTGCAGCGGGGTTTTCGCCGCCCTCTGCCGGCGTATCTGTTGCCGGCGTATCCTCTGGCGGGTTGCTTTCGTTGCCGGGCGGCAGCGGCGCGGTAGCGCCTTTTTCTGCCTCATCGGCTGGATTTTCTTTGTTTTTTGCCATGATTTTATCTCCAAAAAAGAGCCAATAAAGGCGGGTTACCCCGCCTTATCCGGATTAAGTGGCGCTGTTTTGATACAGCTTCACTGCGCCGCCCACGTCAATCAGGTTGCCGCCTTGGCGGTTGAAGGCGATAAAGCCGATTTGCCCGCTCGGGATAAAGCCCGAATCCGCCATGCGGAACAGGGTTAAATCCATCACTTCGCGGATGAAGTAGGTGGAGAAATCGCCGAAGGCTACCGATTTGGCATTGGCTTTCATCGGTTCCATTGCCTGATTGATGTAAATCGGGCGGTTCAACAAGCGGTCAGGCGCGCCGCCGGGGTTGCCCTGTTCGTAGCCGGGCACGAAAATCGGGCGGCCGTCGCTGTCTTTCAGCTTGCGCAGCTCTTTCAGCGTGGCATCGTGCATCATAAAGCCCACGGTGCCGCCGTTGCGGTAGGCCGGGTCGACCGAATGTTCCAAATCCACCAAGTCATCGTAAGTGATGGTGGTGGTTTGACCGGTTTTGCCTGCTTTGCCCACAGTAGCGGCGGTAATCAGCCCGCGCGGCTGGTTGGTGCCGGTGCCCACCGTGAAATGCTTGTCGGTGATGCGGCCGATGCGGCGCGCCAACAGCGCCTGAATATACGCCTCAATGTCGAACATACTGTCCTGAATCAGCTCGAAGGGCAGGGCAATCTTTTTGGAGGAGTATTTGTACACATCCATGCTGATTTGCCCGAAGGTGGTATCCGCCGCGCCCACCGTCGCATTTTGCCCCACGATTTCGCCTTCCTCGCTGGTGGCGTCGGCAGTGGGGAACAGCATTTGTGCGCCGGTGCTGGTTTGCAGAATGCGTGCTACCGAACGGATGCCGCCGCTCTGTTTCATGGCTTCGGTCAGCTGGCGGTAGTATTCGGTGGCTACGGTATAGCCGCCTTCGCTGCCGGTGCTGGTGGACATCGCTGCCTGAATATCTTGGTTGCGGCGCGCCTTGTGCGCCTGCAGCTGTTCGGCAGTCAGCGCCTGCAGCCCGCCGGTGAGGTAGGCGCGCAGCGGCTGGTTGTCACCGGCTTGGCGGCTGTTGTCCAGCGTGAAGCGGTTGCGGTCTTCATCGCTCACCCCCGCGCCGATGGCGTTCATGGCATCGTGGTGGCGCTTGATTTCGGCGTCGATTTGGGCGATGTCGGCCATTGCCTGGTCGTATTTCGCCTGGCAGTCGGCCGTCCATTCCGGGGTTTTGTCTTTGTCCACCAAGTTTTGCAACAGGGCGGCAGCTTGGTCGCGCTTGGCGCGCAGGGCTTGAATGTGTTGAGACATTACATTTCCTTTTCAAAAAATAGTGCCGCAGCTGCGGCGGGGTTACTTCGCTAAAAATATTTCAGACGGCGGCACCGCCCAAAATAGCCACCTGCGCCGCCCGTGCCAAAGCGGCGCGGTCGGGCTGCGGTTCGGGTTCGGCCGGCGGCTCGCTCTTGGCTGCCGGGGCCGGCGGGTTGTCGGCGTGCGCGGCCGGGGCGTTTTGGTAGGCGGACAAATCCCAGCGGTTTTGCGCCGCATTGCCTTCCGCCACGCGGTCGGCAAAGCCTTTCGCCACTGCCTCGTCGGCATCCAGCCACGTTTCCGCCGCCATCATTTCGGCCAGTTCGTCCTCGGGCAGCCCGGTGCGGTCGTGGTAGGTTTTTGCCAGCGAGCCGTCCACCTTATCCAGCAGGTCGGCTTCTTTGCGCAGCTCATCGCTATTCCCCCACGCCATCGACCAAGCCTTGTGAATCATGAAAAACGCGCCTTGCGCCATCTCGATTTCATCGCCCGCCATCGCCACAAACGAAGCGGCGGAAGCGGCCAGCCCGTCCACATACACAATCACCTTGGCCGAATGCTGGCGCAGCGCGGTTTCCATCGCCCGCCCGGCAAACACCGAGCCGCCGGGCGAATTGATGCGCAGGTGGATGGTGTCGGCCTCCAGTCCGGCCAGCTGTTTCACAAACGATTGCGCCGACACGCCGCCGTACCATTCCGCCTCCTCTTCGGTGGCCACGATGGCATCGTAGAGATACACCGTGGCTTCTTTGCCGTCGGCGGCGGCCTTGATTTCAAACTGCCCCCGGCCACGGTTACGCGCCAGCAGCCGCATCAGGTTCTGCTTCATCTTGATTTCCTCTAAAAAGCACATCGCCGCCCGCCAAGGGCGGCAGGTTTTCCGCACGGCGCACCTCGTTTACCGTCATCCAGCCCGGCTCGCCGGCGCGCCCCAAGGCAATGCGGTAGGATTCGTTGCGGCTTTTCAGGTCGCCGCGCTCAATGCCCTTGGTGTTAAATTCGCAAAACAGGCCGTTGCCCACATTGCACTTGCGGTTGATTTCCTGCTCAAACTTCACCAAATGCCGCTGCATGGTGTATTTCACAAAACCCAGCGACATTTGCTCAATCCCGCTGCCCCACGATGTGGTTTTTTCCGTCATGCCGATCATGTGCGGCGGCACGCCGAAAATCTGCGCGATTTCGTGCGCCTGCAGCTTGCGCGTTTCCAAAAGTTGGGCATCCACGGCGGTCATGGTGATCTGCTTCAAATCCATGCCGCCGGTGAGGATAACCGGGGCGCCGCTGTTGGAAACACCGTTGTAGCGCGCCCGCCATTGCTGGCGCACCAAGTCGATTTGCTCGCCACCCAGTTTCGTGCCGGCCGGCGACTGCAGCACCAAATCCGGCCGCATCCCGTCGCCCAGAAACGCGCCGGCCTGATTGCCCGCGTCGGTGGCAATGTTTACCGGCTGGCGCAGCACATAGCTGATTTGGCTCATGCCGCGCTTGCCGTCAAAACCCAAACCGGGAACGTGCAGCACGTCATCTTGGTCGTACACCAGAATCTGCCCGTCATCGTTGTACAGATACAGCAGCCGGCCGTCTTGCTTGCGCACCTCTACTGTGAGCGGGTGCAGCGGCGTGAGCCCGACAATGCGGTTGCTGTACAAGCTGGCGCGGTCGATGCGGAAAAATGCGTCGCCGTGCAGCAGCAGTGATTGCATGGCGAATTCCCAGCCCAACGCCGCCGTCCAGCGGGTCTGCATTTGCTCGTTCAAAATGCGCCACAAATCATTGCGCACCCGCTCGCGCCCGTTGTCGGTGTGGCGGTACAGGTGCAGCGGCATGGAGGCCAGCGCGCCGGAGAGCAAGCCCACGCAGGCATACACCGTGCCCTGCGAGAGCGCCGCCGTTTCCGACAAGGGCTTGCCGTAGCCTGCCGCGCCGCCGGTGAGCCAGGCATAGGCCGGCGTGCCGGGCACGATGCCGGAGGCTGGCGCCGGGTTGGCACCCGCCGCCTGCGGTTCGGCCTTTTGGCTGCCTGAAAACCATTTAAAAAGTCTCATAGTGTGATAATCCCCGGGCTGTCCATGCCCAATTTCGGGTCTTGCATGATGTTCACCGCGCAAAACAACGCAATCACCGGGTCGATTTTCGCCACCCCGGCCGCCTGTTTGGTGATGTACACCGCATTGCCCCGCAGTTCGGCCTTGGCATTGGCAATACTCCACGCCAACAACGGCTGACCGCCGTGAAACAACCGCCCTTCGCCCAGCTTTTGCTCGGCCATTTTGATGTCGTTGGTAAGCTGGTAGCCCTGTTTTACCCCGGTGGCATCGCTATCCACGAAACCGTGCCGATTGAGCGCATCCAAAATCACGCTGTTGCGCGCCGGGTCGATGCCGATGCCGCCGAGCAGCCCGCAATCGCGTACTTCGGCAATCAGCGCGGCCATTTGCTCGTATTCTTGGCCGAATTCATCGACAATCTGCAAATCGCCCTGCCGCTCGAAATCAAGCAAAAGCGGCGCAATCTGCTTGCGCCGCTCCAATACCACCCGGTTCACCCATGCCCGGCTCCAAACCAGCCAGCTTTCCGGGTCGGCCTTCAGCCGCCCCAACAGCACGAACCCCAACAGGTCGTCCATGCCGCCGCCGTCGATACCGGCTGTTACCACATCGCAATTTGCCAGCAGGTAGGGCAGCCCGGCCATTTCCGGGCGCGCCTGCCGCTCCCAGAAATCGGCGCCCACCCAGCGGTCGTTGCGCAGGTTCAGCCCGATTTCCACATTCAGGTGTTTGGCGTAAAACTCGGCTATTGCCTCGCCGCCCTTGGCTTCCGCCTTCTGTTTCAACGTCAGCAGGGTGCGAACATCCACACTGGCCCCGAGGTTCGGGTTGGTGATGTGGAAATTGTCTGGGTTTTCGTAAGCCTTGCTGTCCAGCATGGCACGCGGAAATTCATACAACACCGGCAGATAATTGGGGTTCACCACTTTGCCGTCGCGCACGTCGCGCGCCAAATCCAGCTCCGCCTTAAACACCCCGGCCGGCGGCTCGGTGGATTGGGTCGAAAGTTTGATTACAAAGCCGTCGATGCGCGACAACAAGCCGCCGGTGGCTTCGGTGATGATGGATTCGGCGTTGGCTACCTTGCCGAACAAGTGCAGCTCGTCAATCAGAATCCCCGTCGCCTTCGAACCGCCCACGGTTTTATCATCCGCCGCCACCACTTTCAGCGTGGCGCAGGTTACGCGGTTGGTGATGGTACGGGTGTGCGGCTGAATGTGATAGGTAGCATTCAGCGCCGGGTCGGAACGGATCATGTCCCACGCCGGTTTGAAGCTGTTATCCGCCACCTCCTTAGTCGGTGCCAAAATCAAATATTCCGAGCTTTCGCGCTCGTCTAAATCCATCGCCGTTAGCATGATGGCGGCGGCGATGGTGGATTTGCTGTTTTTTTTGGAAATCAACAGGAAAAAATCGTTGATTTCGCGGCGGTAGGTAGTCGGGTGCTGCGCGCCGAAAATTGCGCCCACGAAGTCATACACCCACGGCCGGGTTACATCGCCGATGCGCGGCTGGCCCAGCACATCCCGCAATACCAGCGAGGCGAAGAACTGCACCGCCCGATTCGCCATATCCGGGTACAGCGGGCGCACCGGCACCAGACTTTCGCCGGCCATAATGCGCCGCTCCCAGTCCGGCAGGGCGGTTGTCCACTTTAATTTGTCCATACCGGCACCTGTCCTTTAAACGGCGCGGCTTGGCCGCCCGTCTCTTCGCCGGGCCCGTCTCCCGTTTCAAACAGCGGAGCGCCGCCATCGGTTGGCCGCCGAGCGTAGCGCAAGCGCTGCGCCTGCTCCAGTTCGGCTTCCTTCTTGTTTTGTGCGGCGGGTTTGGCCATGGTGTATTTCGCCTTAGCTTCCGCTGCCGCCTGTTTCTCTTTGTGCGAGGCGTGCGGGTTGATCAGCACGCTGTCCCAATATTGCAGGGGCTCGGTAGTTGCCCCCAACCGGCGGCAAAACACCTGCACAAGTTCGCAAAACAGCGCGTCTGCCGTATCCGCCTGCTCCAACCACGCCTTGATTTTCGGCGCAGTGATGCCCCAAACCGCCGGCATCGCCGCCAGCACCGCCTCTGCCACCACCTGCAGCTCGGCCGCCTTGGCATAACGCAGCCAAGCGGCCACATCATCGGCACAAAAAAACGGCAACCCGTTCTGGATTGCCGTTCTATTCTGTTTTTCCCCTGCCGGCGGGCTGTAGTATTCCGGCCAGCATGAAGCGATAAAGGCGCGCACATCCGCATCCTTCGCCCAGCGCGACCCTGAAGCCGCCGCACACTTCTCACTGCAGCCGATTTCCAACGCCGCCGCCCGATTCGATATTCTCTCCGGCTTGGCGGCAACAATAGCTTCCGCAAAGCTACGTTTTTTTCCAACCAAAGCCATAAAAAAACCTTTAAAAACAATATATAAAAATAATAAACAAGCCTTTAACGCTAAAGCATTAACAAACCCACCCAAAACACACTAAAAAATGCGCGTGAGAGGGCGGGCGGTCTAGGGCGGAAAGGGCTGTAGAGTTTTATACCCCCCTGCCTACAAACCGCCTACCTTGCCGCTCTTGTTTTTGCTTGCGGCTGTCGTGGCAATGTTTGCAAAGCGGCTGCCAGTTTGTGCTATCCCAAAACAAAGCATCATTGCCACCGTGCGGCTTGATGTGATCGACCACGGTAGCCGGTATTACTTTGCCATCGGCTGCACACATCGCGCACAGCGGATGTTCCGCCAGATAGTGCAGCCGGGCTTGTTGCCAGCGGTAGCCATATCCGCGCGCCGTGCTGCTACTGCCTTTCGCGCGCCGCGCCGATCCGGATACCCCAGCGGGAATAGAAATGCGGCTGGTTCCGGAATCTAGCCGGCCAGCCGCCTTTTTAAGTCGTCCCATCTTAAACCACCCAAACCAAAACCGCCCTGCGTATAAGGCAGGGCGGATTGGAAACATTTTATTGCTACATCAAGGATACATGGGCTATATACAACTTAACCCATGCTTGCATATTATGCTACGCGCAGTTTACATAAACTGTCAAGCAGCTTTTAACATCTTTTTTAACCGCGCATCGTCAAACACCGAATTAACAGCCGAATCGCGCAGCTTATACATCGTTCGGCGCGACACCCCCAAATCCGCCGCCATCTGATCCACAGTGCCGGGTTGTTGGTAGTATCGGCGCACCACCGATTTAGGGATCATCGGCAGTTGGTTCACGGCACGGTCGATTTGCACAAACACCGAATCCACATCCGCACCGTAGGAGAGCACCACCGAATGGAAGCCTCCACCGCCGGGCGTGCCGCCCGCCATCAAAATGTTTAAAGAACTCGGCTTGTAGCCGCTCGGCCCTACCTGCACAGCCCGGCGTCTCCAATCCGCCCATTCGCGCATCAGCGCATCTTTCGAATCCTCGGAAAAATCAAACACAGCATGATACTCATGCCCCTTTTGTTACCTCTTACGCGGCAGCCCTCTGCCGCTTTTTTATTGTGCCGTTATTTTACTAAAAACCGCGATAAAACAACAGACAAAGCGGCAAAAAAATCCCTTGTTTTTAATGTTGGCACATTTGGAACATTTGTGCCATTTTAAAACCGCCTGAAAAGCCCGCCCTTGCTGGATTTGTTCCAAATGTTCCAAATGTTCCAATATATTTTAAGCGCGCATAAGAAATAAAAAAAAGAGAAGGCAAGAAGACAGAATGCACGCGGGAAACACGCATAAAAAACACGCGCACGTGCGCGTGAATTTTGGCGGAACATTTGGAACATTTGGAACAAATCCTTATTTCATGCGGTTTTCGGCGGTGGTGGGAAATGGCACAAATGTTCCAAGTGTGCCATTTTAAACGCTCTCTGCGCGGGTGATGTCATCCACTGCCCGCTCAAACTCAAACAACTGCCGACCGAGCGCATCCTGTTCCGCCTCGCCCTGAAGTAATGGGGCGTTGGGGCAAAGAAACACCCAAAACTGCCGCGCCGTCGAACTGCCCTGATAACCACGCACCCAAGATTTGCGCCGTGGACGCTTGCTGGCAATATGCTGCAAAAACTTGCTGCGGCTGATTTCACGCTCGTTGTTTACCCTGCACCACCAGCGATACAGCCGCACCATATCATCCGTGCGCGCCGCCGCGTTCGGCGGAATCACAATATCCCCACGGGCAATCTCGCCGTTTTCGAGCTCGTGGAAAAACGTCTGCCACCCATACCGTCCATAATTGATCACATTGGCCTTAGCCTCCGTCATCGGCGGTTTGGTGTGCGGGTCGAAACGCGGGGCGTTTTCCGCTTCGATTTCCACCACCGCGTCCGGCTGTGTGGGGGCATCGACAGGCTGCCTAGTGTAATTGATAGTGAGCGGCAAAGACAACAGCAGCATAAAAAACTGCAGCACCCCGTCCGCGCCCAGCTCCTCCTCCAATTCCGCCCGCAGGCTTTCAGGTAGCCTGTTTTTCGGCCAAATCACAAAGTAGCGCCGGTCGTTTTCCTCGATTTTAAACGGCTGCGCCTCGTTGGATAAAAATACGCAGTTGATGTGGTTGGCCTCTTCGTAGCTGTCCACAAACTTGCGCTCGATGCGCATCGTTTTGCCGGTAATCATGTGCTTCATCGCGCCCGTCTGATCGTATTTTTGCTTGGTATTAAAAACCTCCTCGAAGACAATAAACAGCTTGCCCGAGCGGTTGCCCGTGTAGTTGCTCTCCAAATCCGACTGCCCCAGCGTGGCCGCGTAATCGCCGTACATCGGCTTGATAATCTCTTCAAACAGCAACGACTTCCCCGCGCCGTGCACATCGCCGTGCATCACCAGCGAAGTAGTCAGCTTCGCCCCCGGGTGCTGCAGCGGATAAGCCAGCCAGTTATACACAAACTCCATCATCTGCAAATCATGGTTACACAAATGCGCAATCAGCTTTTGGATGGCGCGGCAGCCCGGGTACAAATCCAACACATCCAGCCACCAAGTCGGCATTTCCTCGCGCGGGCGCGGAAACTGCACCTTGTCCGCCAGCGGCAGCCCGCGATAGATATTGATGTACTCGTCCGACATTTCCCGCCCGGGCTCAAACACCACGCGGTCAAAACGTTTCACAATGCGCGCCGGGCTGTCTTGCCAAATCTTAAACTGGCTGCCCATCGCCAGCTTGGCAGAGCCCTGGTCAATCATGCGCCACAGCTTGTTGTCCCAAATACTGGAGCTGCCGTCCAAATACACATAGCGCGCCATCATATCTTTTAAATCGTCGTCTTGGGCTACCTGAAACGCCGCCCGGTCGCGTTTTAACTTATTGACCTCATACTGGGTCATCACCGGCGCACGACCCCAATTAAACCAGTTATCCACCGATTTTTTGCAAAAATGGTCGGTCAGCGCCTTGCGGCTGTATTCCACGCCCGTTTTCCGGCTCACCGCGCGGCTTTTGCCTTCGATGAGGGCAAATTCCCGTTTCAGCCGGTCGAAGTTTTCCTGATAGCGGCTTTCTCCCTCCGGTGTTTCGGCGGTTTCGGGCATATTTTCCCCGCCGCCCCCCGTGTTTTCGCGTGCCTCGCCTTCCGGCGGCTCGCCCCCCGTGGCGGGTGCGGGAGGCGGGGTAGCCTGTTTCAGGTAGCCTGAAGCCTGCGCCGCCGCCAACACCTCAGCATATTCGGCGGTGTAATCCGCCAAATGCTGCCAGCTCAACGCCGCCAACGCATCGATAAGCTGCCCGCGGTCGGCCAGCGCATCGGCAATATCGTAGCCCGCCGGCCACACGCCCGGCTCAGGCGTGTGCACAAACGCCACCTTGCAGCCCTGCGCCGTCAGCCGTTCGGCAATGCCCAGCATCGCCGCCATGCCCGGCTGCGCGTATTTGTCCAAATACGGCTTGCTTGCCGCATCCGCGCCCGCCTTGCGCTCGGCGGCAGTCAGTTTTTCCCGCTGCGAATCGCAGTCCGGCCACAAGATGACGCGCCGGTTCTGCACCGCCGACCAATCCGTCTTGTCCCAGTTGCCCGCGCCGCCGTGCCAAGTAATCACCGCATAGCCCAGCTGCGCCGCATCCGCCGCGTTTTTGCACTTTTCGCCTTCCACCACCAGCACCGGGCGCGCCGGGTCGGCCGCCAGCGCGTCCAAACCGTACAGCGGGCGCAAACCCTGCCAGCCGCGCCAGCGCCACATTTTTTCGTGCGTGTCCAAATTTTCGCAAAACGTGTAGGGCAGGTCGATTTTCGAGCCGTCCGACTTGATAAACCGCGCCACCGCGCCGAGCACCTGCCCGGCCGCATCGCGGAACACCGAAGTAAACACCGGCTCGGCCCGCTCGCCTTGGCGGAACGAATGGCGGAAATTCATCGTTTTTAAGGCGTATGGCGGCACCGGCACAATCGGCTGCCAGCGCGTATTTTTGCCCGGCTTGGCCGCATTGCTGCCATCCAGCGCCACCTTTTGCACCGGCGCAAAATTACCCAGGCTCAAACGCTCGGCAATCGCCCGCGCCGCCTGCGCCGTATTGCAGCTGTTCAGGTAGGCATACAGGTCGATTAAATCCCCGCCCTTGTCGCCCGTGGCAAAATCCGCCCACTGCCCGCTGCGGGTGTTGATGCGGAAGCTGCCCAGCTTTTTATCCGCGCGCGTGGGATTGAGCGCCACAAATTCATGCCCGTCATAGCGGCCGGAAGGCAGCCATTCCGCCAGCAGATTGTCCACCGAACTTAAAGCAGCACTTGAAATAGTGGCAAAATCAATAGATTGGCTCATAACACAGCTTTCAGGTAGCCTGAAAAAGGCGTAAAAAAAGCCTGCCCCTGCGTACACAGCGGCAGGCGGTATAAAAAAACGGCGGAAAAGAAGAATAGAAAGCCGCCGAAAACCCCGGCACAAGGGAGGGAGTGCCGAAGAAAGAGGAAACTAGGCGGCCAGCTCCGGCCAAATTTGCGCAAAATCATTCGGGCGCAAATCGCGACGGGTAACCTTGCCCTCGGTATATCGCTCAATCTGCAAGCAATATTTAATCGGCACAGGACGCCTACCCATCACAAGATGATTAACAAAGCCAGGCGTAACATTAAGCAGCTTCGCTAAGGCTAGCTGGCTGCCAGGGTGTTTTGTAAAGTATTCGCGGATGTCCATTTATCAAATCTCAATTTATTTGCTAAATATTATACCTGAGATAAACTAAATTGCAATACCCATGATAAATTAGCAGTGGTATATAGTGCGTATATCACGAAAGGCTAAAATCATGAATCGCGTAGATAGACTGAAAACCTTGATTGCAGAACAATTTGAAGGCAGCCAAAAAGAATTTGCCAAAGCCATCAAAAAAAGCCCATCGCAAATCAGCCACTGGCTGAATGGTGTGCGTGCTATTGGAGATGGTGTTGCCGCGCAAATTGAAACCGCGCTAGACCTGCCGCGCGGCTGGATGGATGGCAAAGAAAGCCGTGGAGATGTTTATGTGGCCGATACCGCCGAGCCGCGCCCCGGCTTTATCCGCATTGAGCTGATGAATAAGCCAGCGGTTGCCGGCAGTAGCGAAGATGACCAAACCGACCTTGAGCCATTAAAGATGATCGACGTGTCCGAAGACTGGGCGCGCAAAAAATTTGGCAAGGCCATCAGGAAAATACGGCTGTTTTGGGCAAAAGGCGATTCAATGGAGCCAACCATTTCAGACGGGGATTTGCTGTTTGTGAACGTGAGCAAAAATTACTACGACGGCGAGGGCATCTATGTGATTTCCTCCAATGTGGGCGGTTTCCGCGTGAAGAGGCTGGAGGTGCTGCTTACTGGTGAATTGAGCATCATCAGCGACAACCCGAAATACAAACCGCAAATCATCAGCGAAGACAATCAAGACATTGTGAGGATTGACGGCAGCGTAGTGGCTCGCTGGACGTTAGACTTCATGTAATCTTTGATAATCAATGAATTAAAAGGCTACCTGAACTTCAGGTAGCCTTTTTTTATCTTTTGTCAGAAAAAATATTCTTTTATATATCAATAGTCAATCTAAATTTACCATTAAATTTATCATAAAGTTTATCTTAGGTATTGCAATATAGTTTATCTTTGGTAAAATACGCTCCAACAAATCAACAACACATGGAGCAAATCAAATGTCATCCACCATCCACATTGCAAACGTTATGGATTCCAGCATCGCCAACGCTCATCGTGAGTGCACCGTTGGACGTATCTTCAAACAGATTTGCAACTTCCGCCGCCGCCCGCACTACCTAATCGAGATGCTCGACGGCAACCGCATCATTTGTTCAGACCGCGTGGCAGCCTGCGCCGAAGCCCGCAACCTATCCTGCACCTACTTTATCGAGCCCATTATCCACTAAAAAAGCCGCCTGCCCGCCCGGGCAGGCTACCTGAAAAGGAAACCAAGTGAAAACCTACCCCATCATGCTGCCCAGCCACGGCGGCGAAGACGTACAAGCCGCCACCCTCACCGAATACCAAGACGGCAGCTGCAGCATCGAAACCGGCAGCAGCATCACCACCGACCACAAAGCCGCCGCTATCGACGTCATCAAGCGCCGCTGGCCGTCCGCCTACATCGCCGAAGCCGTGCGCGTCGAGCCTGAAGCCGCACCCGAACCCACATTGGGCGATTTGCTGAACCTCGCCGTGCGCCTGAACAGCCCCACCTTAAAAATCGACGTGGAATTTAACGCCGAGCAAAACGTACTCTATATCGATACCAACTTCCGCCACGCCGACCGTCGAGACCGCCTGTGCGAAATCCGCCTCAATCCGAATAACCCTCACACCACCGCCGACGGCCTGATGTTGGCTGCAAAAACCCAAGCCGCCATCGACTGGCTGACCGATTTATACAAGCAATCCGGCAATCCCGCCGCCTAACCCTCTCATATGGAGACCATCATGAACCAAGATAAAAAAATCATCCCCGCCACCACGATGCTGCGCGCCATCAACAGCGGCCTGCTCGATACCGAGCTGGGCGAAGCCATCAGCGCCGCCGTAGCCGCCTGCCTGTCGCACGGCAAACGCGCCACGGTCACGCTCAAGCTGACGATTGACTCGCAAAACATCAAAGACGGCACCGTGCGCATCAGCCACGACATCGCCAGCAAGCTGCCGAAAGAAAAACGTGAGGGCGGCATCGTATTCGCCACCCCCGAAGGCAACCTCACCACCGAAGACCCCGCCCAAGCCAAGCTCGACCTGCAGGGCACGGGCGAATCCACCAAAGTAATCAAACTCACCGGCACCAAATAAGTGCCATTTACCAACCCACTTAAAACAGGAAATCCGACTATGGAAAACCAAAACGACATCATCCGCACCGCACTGGACGCGGCACAAAAACCCTTTATCGCCGCCATGCCCGACGGCACGCCGGTAGTATTTAACCCAAACGGAAACGGCGGGTGGAACTACAACAGCTACAGCCTCAACCGCGCCGAACCTGCCCGCAAAAAAGGCTTCGCCACCGCCCACGACCTAGACAGCCTCATCGCCTACGTCAAAAAACACCAAACAGCAGGCACGGAAATCTACATTAATGCCGATTTCCTGCGCGGCGACATCGGCATCCGCGCCGTGCTCAACGGCGATACCGCCGAAGCCAGCGGCTTTAAGGATTTTGGTATCGACTACCAACCGGTATTTACGCCAGCCGCCCGCGAGTGGAAGAGCTACAACGGCGAAAAACTGAACCAAATCCAGTTTGCCGGCGTGCTCACCAACAACGCCCGCGACATCGTGAGCTCCAACCCGGACGACCCGGCAGCCAAATACCCCACCGGCTCCGAAGTGTTGGATTTTGCCCTAAACCTCGAATACACCGAGAAAACCACCTTTAAACAAGGCTACCGCGAGCAAGACGGCCGCATGAATTTTGTGTTCCAGAGTGAGGACGCGGGCAAAACCGACACCACCCTGAAAGCCTTTGAGAAATTCGGCGTGGCCTTTACCCCGTTTTTGGGCGGCAAAACCTACTTTGTCGAGGCGCTGCTCAAATTCCGCATCGACAAAAACAACGGCGGCTTAATCCTGTGGTACGAGCTGCAACAGCTGCACCGCGTAATGGAGCTGGCCGCCCAAGACATCGCCAAAGCCCTGCGCGAAGCCCTGCCCGAACTGCCGATTTACAACGGCAAACCGGCTTAAACCTTCCCGCCGCCTGAATCAGGCGGCATCGGGCAGGCGGTTGCCGCCCACAACGGCGGAGCGGTCTCTCCTTTACCCGCGCATCACAGCCGCCTGCCCCATGCCGAGGAGCAAAAAATGAACGAAACCACCGTACAACTTACCCTAATCACCCTAGCCATTATCACGCAGGCCATCGTGCTGTTGCAGGCAGCCTGCATCCTATTGTTGTAATCATGTGGTAGTGCCCATGCCCCAGCCGCAGGTGGGAAAACGGCGGCAGCAGGCCACGGAAAAAGCAAAGACCGGCCTTATCGCAACACCCAAATACGGAGCCGGAGACCTGCACCCAACCCATTTCAGGTAGCCTGCCGCAAGGCAGGGACTAAAACCAAGCAATCAACTGATTTTAAAACCAAACAACCCGGGACTAAATCATGAAACCCGTTATCCTCAAACTGATTTGCGCCGCCATCGCCGCAACCGCGCTGGCCGCCGTGCCCAATATCGACGCGCACGACCCCTATCTGCAGCCCGCCGCGCAAAACAGCGCCAGCGAGCCCACCAGCGCCGAAATCATCGCCGCAAAAGACCTGCAGGCCGAAGCGGCAGCAGCGGCAGCGGCAAGGCAATACGAAAGCATGACTGATTACGAGGTGATGCGCGGCGTGGTGTACGAGCCCGCAGGAGAGCAGCCATGACCATTAAAGCAGGCTTGCCCGCACAGCGAAAAGTGGCGGAATTACTGTCGGATGGGAATTGGTACAGCGTTGCCAGCATCGCCAAAAGCACTGGCTTGGGCGCGGAAGCCATTGATGTTTTATACCGAATGGAACAAATCGGCGCGGTCGAGTGCGAAATCATCGGCGGGCGCTCAAGATACCGCGATGCCGCGCAAGCAGGCAGCCTGAAGCCGCAACCGCGCAAAAAGCCCGGGCCTAAACCGAAAACCAAACCCGAGCCAGCGCGGCAACCGGCACCGCAGCCGGAACCGCCGCCGCAGGCCGTGCAGGCAGAACCACCCGCCAGCGCCGCCGAACTACTAAGCGAAGACGACACCGTGGCCGTACCGTTTTTACCCATCAAAGCCAACGCAGGCGAACAGCCAATCAGCGAGCGCACCCTGAAAATCGGCGGCTTTTCCGACGGCAGTTTTGCCATCAGCCGCAGCCACGGCATCCGCAGCGAAATCACCCTCACCCGCGAAGAGGCGCAGCAGGTAGTGGCGTTTATCCAGCGCTTTATACATATGGAGGCAGCATGACAATCTGTTTAGACGTCAATTATTTCTGTCGCCGTATCGCAGAAAAAGAGCAAGAGCTGGCAGCCGCCGAAGAAATCGGCGACACCTCCGCCGCCGAAGAGGCCAGCCGCGACTTAAAAAGCTGCAGGCGATTTTTGGCAAAGTTTGAAACGCAGGAAAGGAAACAATGACCGCTACCTGCCTAACCTGCCGCCACTGGAAAACCACCTACAAAAGCAGCAGTGGCGAAATCAAACCCGTGCCCATGCTGCGCCACTGGATGGCAGCCTGCGCCCACGGCGAAAGCTGGCGCTCGCTGCCCTACAAAACCCCGGCTTGCAACAAATACCAAGCTATCAGCCCCGCCGCCTTACAACGACGGAAAGAAAAAATCGCCGAAATCCAAAACACCCCTTACAGATAAGGAGACCGAAAAATGAAAATCGCCCGAGCCACCCCCGAAGATATTAATGCTTTATGCGACCTAGCCTTTGCCGTAGATGCCATCAACGCAGGCAGCATCCCACCTGCCGAAGGTGGCGAAGATAGCGAACCGATAAACAAGGAGCAACCATGACCCATCAATTTAAATTCGGCGATATGGTTCGCCATAAAAAATATGGTATCGGGGTTATTTCATATGTAAAGGAGGGTAACATTGATTTTTATGTTTCTTTTAAAGACGATTCGCGTTTTGATGCTTGGATAAACAGAGAAAGCTTAGAACTCATCCCTCATCCCGATACCGTCCGGTTGGATTTTATCGAGCGCGCCATCCCGATTTCAGGCTGCCTAAAACGCGAAATGAATATGGGTTGGCAGCTACAAAACGAGGATAACAAGCCGACCGCGCCAAAATTACTACTGCGTGATGCAATAGATGCGGCCATACAGGCGGAAGAGGCTACCTGAAAATGCCACCCATCCTAGACCCATGCTGCGGCAGCCGCATGATGTGGTTTGACAAGCAAGACCAGCGTTGCCTGTTCGGCGACCTGCGCACCGAAAGCCACTACCTGAAAGACCGTGGCAACCTGCGCCACCTCGAAATCCACCCGGATGTGCGGCTGGACTTTACCGCGCTGCCATTTGCCGACAACAGTTTTAACTTGGTGGTTTTCGACCCGCCGCACCTTGTACGGGCCGGGAAAAAATCATGGTTGGCCAAAAAATACGGCCAGCTCACCCAAGACTGGCGCGACGACATCAGCCAAGGCTTCGCCGAATGCTTCCGCGTGCTCAAGCCCGGCGGCGTGCTGATTTTTAAGTGGAATGAAGACCAAATCAAAGTGCCGCAGATTTTGGCGCTCACGCCGCACCAACCCTTATTCGGACATCCCACCGGCCGCCACGGCCGCACGCATTGGTTTACTTTTATGAAGGAGCAATCATGACACCTGAAAGAATCGAACAAGAGCGCCTGGCGTTTGAGGCATGGATGGCCGAGCTATATCCAACTAACCCGCAAACGGAACGAGTAGGCGACGAATACAGCCGCCTCGGCACACAGTACAAATGGGAAGGCTGGCAAGCCAAAGCCGCGCAATCCGAATGGATAAGCGTGGAGGATAGCCTGCCTGAAGATGATCCAAAATTAATGTCCAAAGGCTCTTTGGGCACTAATCAAAGATATTTTATTTATCCAAATCCGCTATCGAAATTTAGTCCAGTTGTTCCGGCAGTTATGATTGCCTACCGATGTTTAGACCAGGAAACGGGAGAATATGTTTGGGGAGACTCCATGATGTACCCGTCCTTATCTGTCCAAAACATTACTCACTGGCAACCAATTAAATCGCCAGCACCACCCCACATACCCGATCACATCCAGCGCGGCGGAACTAGAGGTAAAACATGAACGAGATTAAAACCATCCTATCAATGGTGCAGGAGCTGCACAACAATCAGCAGCGCGGCAGGCTGGCCGGACTCACCGAAGATTCGGCCATCCTGATCGATACCGCTGATATTGCGGAAATGATGAATTATTCCTACAGCCACACCTACAACAAAATCGTCTGCCGCCCCGATTTTCCCGCGCCGGTTGACCCTGAAAAACGCCAGCGCGGCAGCGGCAAAAAAAACCGCCGCTGGATAGCCGGCGACGTCGTAAAATACATCAAATCATGCAGACAGCAATAAACAAGCGGCCAATCGGCCGCTTTCCTTATTCCAATTTTTCCGCCAAATCCTCCACCGTGGGCGCGTAGTAGGTATTGAGCAAAATTCGCAAATCACGGTGTCCCGAAATCTTAGCAAGCTCCATCGGCGAATATATCTTGGCCAGCCGCGTCAGCGCCTCACGCCGGGCATCATGAAAATGCAGGTTTTCCAGCAAGCTGCGCCGCTTGAGCTTGCGAAACAGCGCATCCAGCGAACCGCTGGTGATATTAAACACAAAAGCATTTTCGCGCACCGTTTCCATCTGCCGCAAAATCGCCACCGCCTTGCTACTTAGCGGCACATTGCGCGGGTGGCCGTTTTTGGTAAGCGGGATATGTACATAGCGGCGATCATAAAACACACAATCCCACGTCAGCATCACAATTTCCCCCGCCCGCATCGCCGTTTCCAACGCAAAATAAAACGCTGCCGCCGCCCGCTGCGTGCGCGCGCTCGGTACGCAGTCAGGCGTATAACCGCCCGCAAACGCCACCGCCGCCGCATCCTCATCCGTTACCCGCTGCGTGCGAGCCAGCCCATCTGCAGGTTTATCCAGCCGCTGCATAAAGTTTTCAGGTAGCCAGCGCCATTGCTTAGATGCCACCGTCAAAACATTAGACAGCAACACCCACTCCCGCCGCAGCGTGGCCGTACTCACCTCTTTTTTGCGCTCATCCGCCCACGCCTGGAACTGCAGCTCCGACAAATGCGGCAGCCGCACCTCCGCCAACGGCGTGCGCAGCACGCGGTTGATGATATTAGTCTCATTGCGCCAGCCGTGTTTGTGCACCGATACCTCGTTTTTATACCGCTCCAGCACATCGGCAAACGGCACATTCGGCGCACCACCAAAGCGCAGCGTGCGCCACTCATTTTCGATTTTTGCCGCCCAAGCCTCCGCCTCCGCCTTGCGCGGGAACGAAGCCGAGCGGTTTAGCGCCGGCAGCCCATCCCGAGCCACCCGCCGCACCTGCGCCAACCACATACCGTTAGATTTTTTGCGGATAGATGCCATTGCTTTTTACCTCCGAGCCGTTGCAACGCTGTTGCAAATTGCGTTGCAAATCCGTTGCAATTATAGGCACAAACAGAGCAAAACAGAAACAAAAAAGCACAAATGAGAGGTAAAGCAAGAGCAGGCTATGAATAGCCAATAATTGAAAGATGCGATTGAATTATAAAGATAAAATGAAATTAGCCCGCACCTTTTTCAGGTTGCAGGCTAATAGAAACTGGCACGCCCACGGGGATTCGAACCCCGGTTGCCGCCGTGAAAGGGCAGTGTCCTAGGCCTCTAGACGATGGGCGCGTGCGGGAAAGAGCGCGCATTATACCGATGCAAAGTGCGCTGTCAAGCGGCGGTGGGCGCGGGCGGTTTTGAAGTTGCCTGAGGGCGGGCGATTGATCCGTGCAGCTGCGATGCCTTCAATTTGTACAGCCTGGGTTCGCTTTATTGAAGCTCACGTTTTCAGGTAGCCTTTGGCAGAAGCAAGCCTGCACGGGGAGTTGTGGCGGAAACGGCAAACCGGCCGGATTGGCGGTATAATGCCGCGCTTTGAAACAGACGGAAACAGCAAGCAAAATGTGGTTTAAACAAGTCAGCTTTTATCCCCTAAACAAAGACAAACTGCCGGATTTGGAAACCCTGTCCGCCAAGCTGCAAGAGGCCGAATTTGCCCCGCCGCAGGGTTTGGACTGGTTTGGCGAAGGCTTTGCCCCGCCGGAAGGATTTTCGCCGGAATTGGTGTTCCCCGCCGATTTCACTTGGAGCGTGGCGCTGAAAAAATCCGAAAAAGTGCTGCCCGCCGGGGTAATCCGCGAGATTTTGGACGACAAAATCGCCGAAATCCAAGAAGCCGAAGTGCGCACCGTGGGGCGCAAAGAAAAGCAGGAGCTCAAAGAACAAATTACGGACGACCTGCTGCCCCGCGCCTTCACCCGCAGCAGCAGAACGCAGGCCGTGTGCGACACGCGCAGCGGCTTCCTGCTGGTGAACCAGGCCTCGGCCACCCGTGCGGAAAACCTGCTGGCCAAGCTGCGCGAAGCCTTGGGCGGGCTCGAAGCCAAGCTGCCGAACACCAAACAATCGCCCTCTTCGCTGATGACCGAATGGCTGCTGCAAGGTGCGTGCGGTGGCGGTTTTGAGTTGGACGATATGTGCGAACTCAAAGGCACGGGCGATGCCGCGCCCACCGTTCGCGTGTCGAAACAAGATTTGACCGCCGACGAAGTGGTGCAGCACGTGAAAACCGGCAAAACCGTGACCCAGCTCGGCCTCGTGTGGCGCGAGCAGATTGCCTTCGTGCTCACCCAAGACTTCACGCTCAAACGCATCCAATATCTTGATGTATTGCAGGAAGAGGCCGAAAGCCACGGCGACGATGCCGCCAGCCTGGCCTTTGCCTCGCAAATCCTGATGGCCGAAGCACTCTCCGCCCTGTTGCAGGAATTGGTATCGCTTCTGGGCGGCTGGCAGGATTAAACGCCGGTTTTTCAGGTAGCCTGCGTCTCCCAAAGGCTACCTGAAAACAGTAGGAAACATAAAAAGGAAAGAGGATGATGTGGAAAAGTGCTTTACTGGCTTTACTGCTGTTTTCAGGTAGCCTGTATGCCCAAGGGCAACCCAACCACCAGCCCGGTTTTGAACAGATAAAAGAGGGGGATAACCCCGTGTATATAAGCACCATCGGGGTGACGGAAATACCGGAGAAACCAGATGTGGTTACTTATCCGTTAATTTCCAACATCACAGCGGATATTCCCGGCTTCAGCCTAGCTAAAGGCTCTTCCGTGGTGGTTACAATGGAGATGAACTGTCGTACAGGACAGGGTAAGACATATGGTATGAAAATGTATAGCGAGCATTTCGGCCGGGGCAGGCTGACACATGATTTTACTGGTTTACAGTGGGAGCGAGATGCTAGCTTGCCCAATTTGCACAGCCAACCAGCTATTACTACCTATCTGCTGGCTGCCGTTGTGGCCTGTTCCACAGTAGGGAAGCCGCTTGGCGGTACACCTGATGTGCTCCAAAATATTCAAGATATTATCGAACGCGAACAAGCTGCAAACCGGGTTCGCCATAGGCAATAATTTTCAGGTAGCCTGCAGTGAATGGGCTACCTGAAAACCAAACACATCTTCCGCAAAGGGATTAAATATGAAGAACAGGATATTGTTAGCCTTACTGCTACTCTCAGGCAGCCTGCATGCCCAGGGGGAAACTGACGAACCGGGCTTTATCAAAATCGCCCAACGGGCAAACCCGTTATATTTGAGTGTGCAAGGCATTGCCTCTGTGTCCGGCAAACCGAACACAATCACCTATCCGTTGGTTACTAATATCACTACAGATCAGCCGGGCTATCCCTCAATTAAGGGGCAATCAATCGTGATGACCGTAGAAATAGACTGCCAAACCGGGCAGGGGCGGGTATATGGTATGCGGGTACATAGCCAATATTTTGGGCGTGGGCGGTTAGTGCACAACTTCACCGCCACAGATGGGGAGGAAACTATTAACCTGCCCGAATTATACAAACAGCCAAATACTTCTATTTATTTGGTTAGCACCGCCATTGCCTGTCAAAAGGTTGGCAAACCGCTTGCTGGCGACCCCGAAATCCTGCGGGATATTTTGAATGGACGTGGCAGAAGCACTTCGCCTTGGCAATAA